CGATCACGCCCACCTCCAGGCCGCCGATCGACGGCTCGACGGCGCGCATCTCCACCGGCGCGCCGGGCGTCTCGGCGCACAGCAGCTTGGTGGAGTCGCCCACGATCGCGGTGGACGCGGCGAACCCGTCCGAGACGATGAACCGCAGCCCGCCCAGGTTGCCGGACGCGTCGCCCAGCGAGCCGGGGCCAGCGGTCAGGAACACCGGGTTTTGCGCCGTCACCAGGCCCAGCAGGCTGTAGCCGGTGATCGCGTCCAGGTAGATCGCGTTGGCGCGGCCACCCGCGGCCCGCACCTGCCCGGCGGCGGCCGCGATCGCGGCCATCCAGCCCGCCAGGTCGTCCGACGCGACGGTGCCGCCCGCGGCGGCGGCGGTGTCCACCACGGTGCAGGCGGCGCTCTCGGTCTGCTCGGCGTACGCCTCGGCCATCAGATCGAAGAACAGCGTCAGCGCGTCCGGGCTAGACCACTGGATCGTCTGCCAGCTCAGGTTGCCCGCGCCCAGGTAGGTGTCGGCCACCTGCTCGCGCATGATCACGGTCATCTTGGAGTAGGCCGGGTTGGTCTTCTCCGTGGCCTGCTTGGCGACGGTCGGGCGGGCGGTGATGGACGGCCACGTCAGCTTGCCCGAGGTGAGGCCGACCTGCCGCGAGCTGGCGACCACCGGCCGCGCGGTGTTGATCACCTCGAAGATCTGCGCCAGGTGCTGGTCGGGGATCAGGCCCGGCACGTCGCTGGTCAGGGTGTGCACCTGGGCGGCGCGCTGCAGCCGCTCGGCGGCGCGCTGGCGCAGCTCGGGGCCGACGATGTTCCCGATCTGCTCCACGCGGGTGATCAGCGCGTCTCGGGCGTACTGCGCGAACGTCCGGTAGACGATCTCGCCGGGCGCGTCGCCGCGCTCGGCGGGCGCCTCGCCGCCCTCGCGGGCCGGGGCGCCGATCGCGCGGGTGATCCGGGCGCGCTGCTCGCCGCTGCGGGCGCGCGTCTCCTCCAGCTCCAGCAGCTCCTCCACCTGCGGCTCCAGCTGGGTGGCGCGCTCGCGGTTGCGGCGCAGCAGCTCGCGCTCGGCCTCCGACGGGTCGCGCTCCTCCTCCTCGGCGCGCTGCAGGATCTGATCGTTGGTGTCCAGCAGCTGCTCGCGCTCGGTCACGAGACGCTGCAGTACGACGTTCGGCATGGCGACGGCCCCTCCAGGGATCGGGTCAGTGATCCGGGGTGCCGCGATGCGTGGGGCGGCCGGAGCGGCCGGGTGGCGCGGTGCGGGGTGCCGTCGCCGCCAAGGCTAGCACCGGGGAAGGGCGCCGCGACGGTGGCCAGCGGCGCGGCCCGTGCCGCCCTGCGAGGTGCGGCCGGGGAGGTGGTGGCGCGGCCCGCCCGTCGCGGCCTGGTCAGCCTACAACGGCCGACGGCCGCCCAGGGTACTGGACGGCCGACGGTGCGCCCTTCGCGCTGGCGGGGATGCTACAGGCCCGACAGCGTGGTGGGGCGGCGCTCCAGCGGGAACCGCTGGGACTGTTCGATCAGGGCCAGCGCCTCGCTGTCGCGGTGGCCGTTGCCCGCGGCCACCAGCTCGCGCTCGCCGTCCTCCTCCTCGCCCTCCAGCTCGGCCAGCTGCCGGTCGATCTCGGCGATCCGCAGCTCCAGCTCGGTCACCTTGTGCGCGTCCGGGTGCGACTTGCGCTGCTGCACCGCCAGCCACCGCTGGGCGGTCGCACGCTGCAGCCGCAGCTTGCCCTCGGGCGTGAAGTTGCGCTTGCCCGGCACCCCGCCGCGCCGGTTGCCGGTCGCGGCGCGGCTGGTCAGCGCAACGTCCGACGGGTCTGCTAGCGGCGGCACCGCGCCGTCCACGTGGGTGAACCCGCCCTTGCGGATCGTGCGCGCCAGCTGCCGTAGCTTGGTCGCCACTCGGTCGGCGGTCTCGGCGTCACTCCACGCGCCGATCCACTCCACGTGCGGCGGCAGGTACGCCAGCAGCGCGTAGTAGGTGTCGGCCACCAGCCGGTCGCGGGCGGCCTGCGGCTGGATCGGCTGGGACGTGCGGTGGAGCGCGTCCAGCACGTTCAGGCCCGGCTCCGCCTCCACCAGCAGCGCCGCCGCCTCCAGGTTCAGGGCCACGTCGGTCTGTGCAGGTGTGATCACTAGCACCTCCTCGCAGGAGTGATCACCAACGGCCACAGACCCTAGCACCGAGTGTCCCAGGCTACACGTCGATGCCGACAGCGCGCAGCCGGGCGTCCAGCTCGCCGGTGTCGGGCCGGACGGCCAGGTCGATCCAGTCGGGATCGGGCGTGCGCGATCGGCGGCCGGTGACGGCGGCGCCCGCGTAGGCCGGTTCCGGCGTCAGCGACACCTCCACCAGGTGGCACCGCTCGCGGATGATCGCGCCGTCTCCGGCGCGCCGGTTGCGGCGCGCGAGATCCTGGAAGCCGACCGACACGCCGCGCAGCATGCCCTCGTCCACCAGCGTCAGGGCCTGGTCGCCGAACACGCCCGGCAGCACCCGCACCGAGCCGTCCAGGCCGCCGTCGCCCTCGGCGAACTGGACGCCCCGGCCGATCCAGTCGGCCAGGCCCTGGCCGTGGTGGTAGCGGAACTGCACCCGATCGGGCGCCCGCACCGCGCGAGCGAACGCGCCCGGCGCGAACTGCTCCAGGTACGGCTCGGCGTCGGGCGCGTCGCGCACCTGGGCGCTCACGTTGTACGGCACCACCCGCAGATCCAGGATCCGGCCGACCGGGCCGCCGTCGATCGCGGCCCGGACGTGCACGTCCTCCACCTGGAACACGCGGGTCAGGATCGGCTGGTCAGGCACTTGCCACCACCTCCAGGGGTGCGGCCGCCGGTGGCGGCGCGGGCAGGTCGGGCGGGGTCGGGCCGCTGGCGTTCGCGCCGGGCGGCTCGTCGATCAGCTCCAGCGCCTCGCCGTCGGCCAGCGGCGGCAGATCCAGCACCGCCGCGCGGCACTCGTCCACCGTCACCACGTTGGCCGCGAGCAGCGCCAGCCACACCTCGCTGGCGGTCTTCAGATCGGGCCGCAGCAGGATCGACGGATCGAACTCCACCCAGCTGCCGCGCGGCAGCCACGTGGACAGCGCGGCCTCCACCCGGCGCGCGGTCGGGTACAGCTCGGTGCGCCACCAGGTGTCGAACAGCATCTCCGGGTTGGAGTAGTTCAGGCCGCCCGCCTGCTCCATGTTCAGCATGAACGCGGGCACGCCGTAGGCGGCGGCGATCTGCTTGGCGTCCCACTCGCGGGTCTCCAGCAGCAGCAGGTCGCGCGGCGCGAAGCTGAACTGTTGGAACGTGACATCGGGCGGCAGCACCGCCGGGGCGCCGCCGCGCAGGCCGACCCGAGCTGTCCACTGCGCCTGCAGCGCGGCGGCCTGGTCGGCCTCCAGGCGGCGCGAGGACTGCAGCACCGCCCACGGCACGCCGCCCTGCTGGTAGAAGTCGGTCGCGAACTTCTCGGCGAAGTAGGCGCCCTGGACGTTGGCCGAGTAGCCCTGCAGCGCCGAGGTGCCGCGCAGCTGCCCGTTCGGATCGCGCGAGATCTGCAGCACGTCCTCGCTGCGCAGGTCGTACTGCTTGACCCGGTACGTGCGGCCCCGGCCGTCCGGGTCGGTGCCGACGGTCACCTGCTGCGGATCCAGCACGGTGTAGGCCCTCGGGAAGCCGGTCACGTAGCGGTCGGTCACCAGCAGGAACGCGTCGCCCCAGCCGTAGATCGACGCCATCGTGGCGAACGTCGCATCAGCGGCGCCGTTCGGGAACCACACCGGGTCAGGGTTGGCCACCCACAGCGGCACCGGCGAGTCGCCGCGGAACCGGATCGGCATGGCGGCCACCTGCTGGCAGACCAGCTGCAGGCAGCGCACGGCGGTGCCGACGCGCTCGGCGAGCTGCGGCGACGCCCACCCGGCGAACAGCCCGGCCAGCTCGGGATCGAACCCGGACGGCAGGCCGAGCACCGACGGCGGCGGCGGTGCGGATCGTCCCAGCAGCCGATCCAGCAGACCCACGGGGCCGACTCTAGCGCACGATCGTTAGGCTGCCTAACCGGCCGGCGTGGAAAGCCGCTTGCCATCCCTCCCGATCCATGGTAAGCTACTTTCCATGAACACCGACACGCGCACCACCAACCTGCACCTCCGCACCGCGATCGACCTGCTGGACGCGGGCAAGCGGCCCGGCTGGATCGTCGCCAACCTGGGCGACGACGCCTACCAGCTCGCCAGCCACTACTCCGAGCAGCTGAACGGCGTCGGCCTCACCGGCCTGGTGGAGGACATCGCCAACGGCACCGCCGACCGCGACGATCTCCGGTGCGCCCTGGAGCGCGCCGGGGAGGTCACCATGCGCCAGCTGCGCGGCGGCCGCTAGGCTCGCCCCGCCATCCCCCCGACCGGAACGGGCGCCCCTAGGGGCGCCCGTTCCCGTCCTCGGCCGACTTGTGGAAAGCCGCTTGCCATCGCCCAGGATCCGTGGTAAAGTTCCTTCCATGAACACCGACACGAACACCACCCGCAAGTCCCACGTCCGCGGCGCCGCCGCCGCCGTGATCGCCGCCGCCCGCGAGGAGCGCGGCCTGCACCAGGCCAAGGACGTCCCCAGCACCTACCGGGTCGGCCGCGAGATCATCGGCACCGACGGCAGCATGAGCGGCTACGGCGTCGCCTACCCGCCCAAGTTCGCGGCCGCCCACATGCCCTTCGCGACCACCACCCGCCAGCTCAAGCGCGGCTTTGTGATCCTGACCGAGGCCGAGGCCGCCGAGATCGCGGTGGCGTACGTGGCCGAGGACGGCCGCGGGGTGCAGGCCGCCAACGAGCGGCTGGCCAGCACCCGCAAGGTGTACGGCGGCTACGCCGAGCAGTACCCGGATCGCGCCGAGGACTACGCCAGCACGATCGCGCACGCCGAGCAGCACCACGCCGAGACGATCGCCAAGCTGGCCAAGGCCCGCACCCGCTACGGCAAGCTGCTTGCCACGGCCCAGCCCGCGACCGAGGAGGTCACCGTGACGCAGACCGAGGCGCCCGAGGCCAAGCCGACGCCCGAGCAGGAGTCGGCCCGGCTGGAGGCGCTGCGCGCCGAAGGCCCGAGTCAGGCGGACATTGACGCCGCCGTGACCCAGCTGGCGGCCGAGCTGGGCGGCACCACGGACGAAGGCACCCGCCAGCGCGTCGCCGCCGCCGCCGCCACCACGCCGGGCACCACGGTGCCGGTCGCCCAGCCGCTCGCCGAGGGTGAGCTGGCCGAGCTGATCCGCACCAAGCTGGCGACCGAGGAGGCCAACACGGCCGCGCTGGCCGCC